GAAGTATTTTAATTTTAGTATAGAAAAACCAATAGAAAGTGATTATGGAGAACAAATAGAGGTAATTTAAAATGGAAATGATTGAAGTAATATTATTAGCAACATTAAATTTATTTAGTATAGTAATTGGAATAATCTTAGGACAAAAGACAGCAGCAAGAGAAAAGATAACAGTAAATCCTGTAAAGATAGTTAAAGAAGCTAAAGAAGAAAAGAAAAGAATACAAGAATACAATAGAGAAGAACAACTATTACAAACTGAATTAGCAAATATAGATAATTATAGTGGAGATTCAAAAGGTCAAAAAGAACTACCAAGATAGGAGGTAAGAGATGGATACTGAAGAAATAAAGACAACTGATACATGGGAATTATATGAACAAGCATTAAACTATGCATATATGGAAAATAGATTTGATGAAACAAACAAAGCAATAAGATTCTACAATGGAGATCAATGGGAAGGATTAAGAGTAAAGAGTGTAGAACCAGTAACATTAAACTTTATTAAACCAATAATTAATTATAAATTAGGAGTAGTATTAGAAAGTCTAAGAGCAATAAGATTTAATGCTGATAATGTAGATAATACAAAACATAGAAAGAAAGCAAGACAAATCTGTGAATTACTTAACTCTAGAATAGCAAGACATTATGAAAGAGATGAGATGGATAAAAAGTTCAGGAAGATGGCTAAAGAAGCAGCAGTAACAAGTGAATCCATAGGTTATGTATATCATGATGATAAAGAAGAAACAGAAGAAACAGAAATATTAAGCAAGAGTGATGTATTCTATGCAGATGAAACAAATGAAGATTTACAAAAGCAACCATATATCATAATTAAACAAAGAATGACAGTAATAGAAGCAAGAAATCTAGCTGAAGGATATGATTGTAGTAATGAAAATATTGAAAAGATAGTTGGAGATAAAGATTTTAGAGAAGAAGCAGGAGCAGATAAACAAGAGTTTGATGATAAAGTAACAGTATTAACAAAGTTCTTTAAGGAAGATGGTAAAGTTCATTTTGAAAAGAGTACAAAGTATGTAAAGATAAAAGAAAATACTGATACAGGATTATCTAGATATCCATTATTTCATTTAGTATGGGAAGAAAAGATGGGAACAGCAAGAGGAATAGGAGAAGTTCTACCATATATAAGTAATCAAATAGAAGTAAACAAGAACTTGATGAGAGCAAGTCTAACAGCTAAAAACATAGCTTATCCTCAAAAAATATATTTAAAAGATAAGATAATTAATCCAAGTTCCATATCACAAGTAGGTGGAATAATAGAAGCAAAAGGAGAAATGTTAGAAGATGTAAATAAAGTATTTGCAATAACAAGACCACAACAAATGAGTCCTGATGTAGCACAATTAAGACAAGAACTTATAAACACTACAAGAGAACTAGCAAATGCAAGTTCAACAGCAACAGGACAAGTTAATCCAGAAAGTGCTTCAGGTAAAGCAATACTAGCAGTACAAAGAGCATCTCAACAACCATTAAATGACCAAGTATCTAACTTTAACCAAGCAGTAGAAGATTATGGAAGAATATGGTTTGACCATTTAAAAACATATTATGAAGATGGATTAACACTAGAAGAAATTAAAACTGATCCATTAAGTCAAGAAGAAGAAGTTAAGACACTAAAAGTTAGTGCAACAGAAATAGAAAACTTAGAAGCAATAATAAGTGTAGATGTAACACCAAAGAGTAGTTATGATAGATATGCACAAGAATTAAGTTTAGAGAATTTAGCACAAAGTCCTAACTTTATGAATACAGCATGGTTAAAAGACTTTACAAGCTTATTAGACAATGATTCAGTTATGCCTAAGAGCAAACTAGAAGAACTTGTAAAAACAAGAGAAGAGAATCAAAAGAAGATTCAGGAGATACAACAACAAGGATCATTAATGCAAGAATATATAAATCAATTAATGAATACAAATCAAATAGTACCTAATGAAATGGGTGGATATAATCCAAATCAAGTTGAAGGTATGTTAAATCAAAGTGGAGCTGGACAATTACAAGCAGCACCACAAACAACAGAAGCATAGACTTCTTTTTTTATACACTATCTTTAGTAGGTAGTGTGTATGTTAGTAGGTAATAATAACAACTTATTTCTAGTCTTTTAAAGTTGTTTTCTTCAGGATACTTATTAGCATACACAGTGCTTATTAAAGCACTAATGGTAGGAACACTTAGTTCTATTGTTTTAATTGGTAAAGTGCTACTTGGTAGGTAGCACCTAGATAGTAGGTTATGAATACAACTCATTTAGTCTTTTAGGAGTTGTTGCTTTTGTACTACTTATTATCTAGGTGGTGCTTATAAAGAGTACCAATTTTATATTTTTAACTGTCTAAATGCTATCTCTAGTAGGTAGCATAGAGTAGATAATGTTAAGTATAAAGCTAAATACAATTTACATTTCACTATCTATTCTATGGTACTTATAAGAGAGTACATGAGCAAACATTAATCTCATTAAACTTTATGGAATAGTCTACCAGACTTTAAATGAGGGAGGAAAAATGGAAGAAGTTAAAGAGCTAGAAACTGAACCAACTGAAGAAGTTGAAAAAGATAACAATGCTACTGAAACAATAACAGAAGAAACTGTTAGTGAACCTGAAAGAAAGTTCACACAAGAAGAGCTAGACAAGTATACTCAAAAAAGACTTGCTAGACAAAAGAAAAGTCTAGAGAAAAAGTATAATAGTGAATTATCAAAGTATAAAGAACTAGAATACTTAACTCAAAAAGGATTAGGTACTGATAATTTAGATGATACTCTACAACAAAGTAGAGATTTTTATTCTAAAAAAGGAATTACCTATGAAGAAAGTGAAGATGAAACTGATGATGATGATCTAAAGATATTAGCAAATGCTGATGCTAGAGAAATTATTGATTCATTAGCTTCAACAGAAGAACTAGAAGAAGAAATTTCAAATATGGAAGAAGAACCATTAACTGAAAGAGAGAATCTAGTACTTGAAAAATTAAAAGAAGAATTAAATAGTAGACAAAATTTAGGAAGTCTACAAGAAATAGGAGCAGATGAAAAGATATATAATAGTGATAACTTTAAAAAGTTTGCTAATAAATTCAATTCAAATACTCCTATACAAGAGATATATGAGATATATCAAAAAACAAGTTCTGCAAGAAAGGAAAGTGCAGGAAGCATGAGGACTATAAAAGACTCAAATGATGTTAAAGACTTTTATACAGTAGAAGAAGCAAGGAGTTTTACAAAAGAAGATTTTGATAACAATCCTGAACTTTTTAGAGCAGTAGAAAGGTCAATGACTAAGTGGTAATGTACTTTTCCTAAAAAATTAAGGGAGGTATTATAAATGGCAGTAACAAATTTTATACAAACAATATGGAGTAAAAAGATTCAAGATGATCTTGAATTAAAAACTAAATTAGTTCAAAACTGTTTAAGAGATTATGAAGGAGATGTAAAATATGCTCGTTCAGTTAAAATTTTAGGAGTTGGAGAACCAACAATTGGAGATTATACAGCAGTAACATCTGCAGGAATCACAATTGAAGAAATGACAGATAAAGGTCAAACATTAACAATTGACCAAGCAAACTATTTTGCATTCTATGTAGATGATATCAACAAAGCACAAAGTGTACCTGGATTACCAGAAAGATATCAAGCAAAAGCAGTTCATGGATTAGCAGTTAAGAGAGATACATATATTGCTAACTTAATTAAAGGAGTAACTACTGCAGCAAATGTAACAACTGCAGCAGGAAGAACAAGTGCTAATGTAATGGCAGCTATTGATGCAGGAATAGTAGCATTAAGAGAAAGAAACTTTGATGAAGAAGGAGTAATTGAAATTACACCAGATGCTTATAATTTAGTAAAAGCACAATTAATTACATTATCAACAGACAATCCTGAATACATTAAAAGAGGAGTTGTTGGTATGTATGATGGATTTGAAGTTATCATGAGTAATAATATGGCTAAAGATACTTCAGGAACTACTAAATATGCTTATTGTGATATCAGAGGAAAGAAAGCAATTGCATTTGCTGGACAAATCAATGATGTAGAATCAATGAGAAGTGAAAAATTCTTCAAAGATATTGTTAGAGGTCTAGATACATTTGGAGCTAAAGTAATTGATGAAGCAAGAATCCAAGTAGTAAAAGTACCATTAGCAGCTTAATTATAGAAGGCCAGAAATGGCCTTTTTATCATGTTTAGAGGTTAGGTAGTGCAACTCTACCAAGCATGACCAAAAGGAGGAAATATGGAGTATTTAAGACTAATAAAAAAACCTAGTTTAGACACAGAACCAGGAATAAAAGTAACAAAAGAATTAGAATTAGAATTTAAGAATGAAAATGTAGAACAAACATTAAAAGATTTAAAGTTACATACAACAATGAAAGTAACAGGAGAAGGATATGAAAGTACATATGATACAATCATAAACTTAGAAGAGGGAGAATATTTAGTTTTTGAAGAAGAAGGTAGAGGATACATAAAACCTTTAGAACCATTTATGACAATAGAAGAAGCTAGAAAAGAGTTAGATGTAGACTTATAGGAGGATTATATGACATTAGAAGAGATTAAAAAAAGAATACTATCATTAATAGAAGAAATAAATCCTGAAAGTGAATACTTAACAGATGATGATGATATTCAAGCTAAAATCAATTATTGTATAGATATGATTCAAAATGAATTAGCAAGGATCAAAAAGATACCTAAAATTGCAACATTTGAAGTAGAAAGTGGAACTACATATGATGTTAAAGATGAAGTAGAATATTTATATAAAATAAGAAATATAGAAATAAAAGATGCTGAAGGTAATTCAATAGGATTTGATCTATTTGGAACTACACTAATACCAGAAGGAGATGGAGTAGCAACAGTAAAATATTATAAATATCCTGTACCAATAACAGAAGATACTCCTGATACTTATGAATTTGAGATAAGTCAAGATATATTAGAGATATTACCATATGGAGCTGCAGCAGATATATTAAAGAATGATGTAGCAGCACAATTTGGAAGAGTATATGAAACAGCATATCAAAGTGCATTACAAAAATTAGATATAAATACAAATGAAATGACTTATTATATTGGAGATGGTGTAGATGTCTAGTACATACACAGGTAATGCAGCTGGAAGTCTAGTACTACAAAGATACAATAATTTTAGAGGTGTAGATTTTACAAGTGAAGTAACAAATCTATACAGAAGTCCTGATTCACTAAATATGTGGAAGGATTACAAAACACTAGGTAGAGCAGTAGAAACTAGATTAGGAAGTGAATTACAGTTAAGTTTTAACAACTCAGTATATGGGTTGTTTTTTTATACAATAAACAATGTAGATCATTGGATAATTCATGTAGGTACTTCATTAATAGATTATAATCCTGCAACACAAACACAAACAGTATTGTTAAGTCAAGGCATGAATCCAAAGAGAAGTATATCTTTTATAATGAATAATATTTTATTTATAATGGATGGATTACACTATTATGAATATAATGGTTCAACACTAAAAGAAGTTATAGGAACTATACCTATAACATCAATAGCAAGAAAACCAGCAGGTGGTGGTTCTCAATATCAAAATGTAAATTTGATAAGTGATTACAGAATCAATTATTTCTGGGGAGATGGAACTTCAACTGAATATCATTTAGATAGTAAAGAGATAGATTTAGTAAGTGAAGTATATATAGTAAATGAAGAAACAGGAGTACCAGTATTACAAGAACCTTCAACATATACAGTAGATGATTCAAATGGAATAGTAACCTTTAATACAGCGCCATATGAACCAGCAAGTGCAGATAATGTATATATCACATATAAAAAGGAGGTAAATGGATACCATGATAGGATTAATAATTGTACTCTTGCTACTATTTTTGATAATAGAATATTTGTAAGTGGTAATGTAGATTATCCTAATGCAATATGGTATTCAGGAGAAAGTGATCCACGATATATACCTGATTTGAATTATTTATTAGATGGTAGTGATGGAGCAAAAATAAAAGGATTAGCAGTAGGTAATGAAGCTTTATGGAGTTTTAAAGAACCAAGTCAAGAAAATACAACTATTTATTACCATCAACCAGTTGAACAAGTTGTAGATAATGAAACAATAGGAGTAGTAAAAGGATATCCAACAATAAACTCAACAATAACAACAGGTTGTTTAGCAACAGGAACTAACTTTAATGATGACATTATATTCTTTTCAAATAGAGGAATGGAAGGAATACAAAATAGTTTAGATAGTGAACAAGTAATAGGGCATAGATCAACATTTGTAGATAGAAAACTATTAAATGAACCAAATTATAAAGATATGATTCTGGTAGAATGGGAAGGATATTTATTAGTAATAATAGATAACAAAGTATATTTAGCAGATTCTAGACAAAAAATAGGAATAGATAATCATTATGAATATGAATGGTTCTATTGGGAATTAGATCATAATATTGCAAGTGCAAGTGTACATAATGATGTTCTTTATTTATGTACTGAAGCAGAAAGTGGAGTAGGAAGAATATATACTCTAACTGATGATTCAAATAACAGACAAATTAATAGTTATTGGTGTACATCATTAGATGATTTTAATTATCCACAAATGTTAAAGAAAACAAATAAAAGAGGATTTAAAACTGATGTAACAGGAACTAATATTACAATAAGTGCAAGAACAGATGATGGACAATTTGAAACAGTTGGTACATATACAAATAATCATGGTTGGATAACAACAAAATTAAAAAGAAAAAAATGGAATAAAATTCAATTAAAGTTTTCTGGAAGTAATTTTGGAATAGTAGAAAGTACTCTAGAAGCATATATTGGAAATTATGTTAAAAGGAGCTGATAATAAGTGAATTTTGATAATGATAGATTGCAATACCAAAACGATATAACAAAAGCACAAAATCAAATAGAACAAAATAATATTGCTTTAGCAAATCAACAACAAGCATATGAAGAAAACTATAATAATCAAGTTAATTCATATGACCAATTATTAAATGAACAAAAAAACTTTGTAGATGAACAAACAAGAGTTGCAAATGAAAATCAACAAGCAAGAACTGATTATCAAATAGGATTGATAGACCAACAAAAAGAACAAGCAGCTAAAGATACACAAAAAGAGGTAAGAGGTTCTTATATAGACTACATGAGAGAAACAAACAGATATGGTGCAAACAGAGAAAACTTAGCAAGTAATGGTATGACTAATCAAGGTTATACTGAATCATTAATGGCAAGTATGTATAACACATATCAAAGTAGAGTGGCAACAGCAAAAGAAAGTCTACAAAAAGCAAATCAAGAATATCAAAACCAAATAAATCAAGCATTATTAGAGAATAATGCAACTTTAGCAGAAAATGCTTTAAATGCTTTACAACAAAAAATGCAATTAAGTTTACAAGGATTTGAATACAAGAATACATTGTATCAAAAGAGATTAGAATATCTACAAAACCTAGACAACACATATTACAATAGAAACCAAGCATTAAATGACAATATTACAACATATCAAAATGCTATTACTTCAATTAATCAAAGTCAAAGAGATTATGATATGAAACAAAAACAATTTAAAGAACAAGTAAGACAATATAATGAATCTTTAAAAGAACAAAAAAGACAATTTGATAAGGAGTATGCTTTATCAAAAAAAGCTTACGCTAGAGCTTCAAGCTCCAGAGGTTCTAGTGGAAGGTCTGGAAGGTCTGGAAGTTCTGGAAGTGGAGCATATAAAATAACTGGTAATGATCCAAAGAAGAAAATAGATAAACCTAAGGATACAACAGTAAAACAAAGAAGTTCTCCAACTAAGTTAAGTAGTCAAACAGCATGGCAGTTCTGGAAGTCATTACCTAAAAATATAAGTAAGAGTGAACTTGCTTCAAAATTAACTAAAGCTAAAAACATA